TACGCGATCATATTCACCATTAAATTGTGATCTAATTGTGGCAATATCTTTTTCTTTTAGCTTTGCTTTTCTTGCGGTTTTTTCAATATTATCAAGAACTTGATCAATGCCCTGCCCATCAAATGCACGATGAAACTCAATGCGTTTGCCCATGCGTTGTGCATATGTGTAAAAAACATTCATATTTTTTACCATAAAATTACTAATCAAATGTTCATCAACATTAGTTTTTCTGTGCTTTAAATGTTTAAAACTGCCAGCATTTCCAGTTGCCATTTCTAATTCTAAATCATCCGCATTTTCTTCCATAATTCTTGACAAAGTTTTGTTTGCTGATGTTTTTGGATCAAGCAAACCTTCTCTAGTATAATGCTCTGTAAAAATGTCTTCCAACTCTTGTCTTGAAACATTATCTTTTAACTTTATTTTGTCATAATATATTGGGAAAACATAATTTTTGCGAGTAGGCGACTGCAACACATCCTCTAAGCCTACACGTTTTGCTCTAAGATTTTCAATTTCATCATCTAATGTCTTGCGAAGTGTTTCCTGCTTTTTAGTAAAGCTTCCTTGCTTGCGAATATCTGCCTCAAGCTTTGCCAACTTATCAGACCTTGCCGCAATGCCTTCATCTATTTTTGCAATACGAGCAGATACTTCAGCATCATCCATAAGCAACCCAACATATCTTGCGTCTTGATCAAATGATTCAAAGAACTCTTTTAGTTGACTGTGCGCTTGTTTCTGTTGATTTGTTAATCCATCTCTAGCCGCACGTTTAATAGCTGGATCAGGTGAAGATAATTTAATATATCTATCAATGGTATCTTCCACCCACTCATCAAACTCTTTATTAAAAGGATTAAAGTCTGCGGTATATGCGCCAAATACTTTAGATGCCCTTTTGTTGCCAAGCATTTGCTGTGCATGTAAGTCTCGCAATCCATCTTCTAAGCGTCTAGCAGAGCCTTCATAAACAAATGAACGCTGTATTACTGATTGAGGCATAGTGTTTCGTTTTGAGCCAGACAATGGAACAGAAGAATTAGAGGATAGCTTTACAAATGCTTCTTTAATTTCATCTGGCACATCATCCCTTCCTAATATTCTTTGTCCAAATGATCCAAAAGGATTGCCAACAACAGCGTCATAGTCGCCCTCACCAGCTTCAGCTAATAGTTGCGGCTTATCAAACTTGTCATCAAAAGCATGATTAAACTTTTTGCCAGTAAATAGATTCTTTAATTTATTACCAGATGACTTAATAAATGGTTCTGCCCCCTTGACTACACCACCTAATGCTCCAGATAAGATTGTATCTGTAGCAATATTAAGCTGTGATTCATAAGGCAAATCACCAACAGCAAATGGCGCACGTCTGGCCTCAGATGCAATACCATAAGCCAAACCAACTTTGCCAGCATTGTATGTTGCCCTACCAATGGTAGCAGAGTTTTTTACAATATTGAGACCAGGGACAAAGTTTGCGGCAAACAATGGATCAACAACAGAGCCAGCAATTGTTGATGTCAATGGTGCTTCGGCTAGAATTGCTCTTCTATCTATAGCCTTTTGTACACGTCCTTCTAAATACCTTAGGTGATCAAGGTTCTTTGCTCTTAGCAAATCGTCATAGTATGGTAAGTATTCTTCACGAATGTTATCTGCGGCAATGAAGTTTCTATCTATAGGAACATCATCATACAGTTGCTTCTCTTCAATGTTTTCAACAAAAGGCATATTATTATATGCCATTGTTGCAACAAATCCCTCACCCCAACTTGTGGTTGATAAGTCTTGAATCTCTGGTGTTACAGATATAAAGAAATTATTAGAATCCGCATCTCTCATTAATCCATACCCATCATCAATCTACTAAACCCACTTTCTACAGGTTGAGTAAGAACATCAAAAGCCTCTTCTTGCCGCCTTGCTTCATCTCTAAGCAAAGCCGCATCAATAGTTGAATCTTCAAATCTTCGCTGTCTACTCGTCAATACTGACTGTGGGCCAACCTGTAATAGCTGTCCATGGTTAGACCTAATAGCAACACCATTATCATCTACCAAATAATATACAGGATAAACAGTTCCGTATCTTGGATCGGCAACAAGAAATGCATTATCTCCAAACGTGTATTGCTTATTAGCGTTGCTTGCTAAATCTAATTTTGCATCAACAGCAAACTCAAACGCATTATAGTCATCTGAATCAGAATAAATAGTCTTTGGATCGTAAATAGTTTTTTGATTACCATAAACAACATCAGATGTTACAAACAAATTATCATATGAGTTTCTTAATATTTCTTTTGCCCTTTTCTTGCCATGAATAAGAACCAATTCTTCTGCAAATGAAGAATAAAATTCTCTTTGTTCAAAGTTTTCTGGATCAACATTATCTGTAATAAAGTCTTGTATAGTTACTTTGTTGTAAGATGATGATCCAAGTTGAGCATCTAATTCCGCTTTTCTTGCATCTGCTGGCATTCTTTGAATGCGTTGAATATCTTGGAAAAACTGTTGCGTATCACCAATGCCAGCAGTTCTATATGCCTTTAGCGATTCCATCAAAGTAACAGCTTTATTGTCCAAACCACGAGGAACAAATTGAACCTGACCTTCCACAAACCTAGTAGTAGATTGTGAATACAAATCCAACACAACATCTAGTTTGCCTTGGTTTACTGCCGCCGCTAAAAGATTAGGGTCTTCAAAAACATCTTGCACAGCATCAGGAAGTTCAGAATTTGTTCTAAACATAACATGATATAATGATTGGGCTTCCCCTTGCAGAACAGCATCTATATTATTTAAGAAATCATAACCGCTTGAAATGCCAGCTTTTTTAAATAAAAAGTCGCCATCACTCTTTGAGATGCTGTTGCCACGAGATAAATCATCAGAAATTGCTTGCGACAACCTATCGTCTTTTTGCCCATTATATATTTCTTGTACATTGCCTTCTATAATAGAGATATCGCCAGCAAGAATGTCCCTTGTTTCTTGACTATCAATAGCCCCAAGCCATTCTTCATCAAATCCAATTTTATTCAATATTGCTTTGTTTTGATCAGAGATACCACTAAAAGAATTTTGTCTTAATGCCATTTCCATTGCATTTAAAACATCAATTTCATAACTGGTCTTGGACGTAGGATCAATTTTATTGCCAACAACCCCTTGTACATTACTAGCCATTTCACGAACTTGACCGTTCAATGCTTTACGAGTTAATTGCTTTTTTAAGTTAGGAATAGTTGTTGCACTGATTCTGTCAGAATGCTCAATAGCAAGCTCATCAATCATGCGTTCAGTTGCGCCCCATTCAGCCGCACCAACTCCATACTTACCAGCAGAAAAATGCTGTTCGATGTCATCCATCTGATCAATAATAGCTTGATATTCATTCAGATATGCTTGCTTGTCTTCTGCCTCTAAGCGTTCAATAGTAATGCCAGCTAAGTTTTCGGCAAGCAATGAGCCACCAAGGTCTTGAACAAAGTTAGAATACTTGCCAGCTTCTTTTGCACTTTCATCTATATATGCCGCATATGCCGCTTGGAAAGCTTCTGGATTGCCCTCATGTTCTTTGCGCAAAACAGCCGCTCTGTTTTTTGCGTCTTGCAAAAATTCTGTTTGATATCTTTTGTCAATAATTGGTTCTGCAACAGACAACGCAACAGGGGACAAATTCTTAGGCGCACTCTTTATAACTAAATTCTGATCCGCATCTCTAACACGAAAATCTAAGCCAGCTTCTCTGCCAACATTTTCTTGCTCTATCACAGCCGCCTTGTAAAACATATCAGAAAAATCACTAAACGTAGATACAACACTTTGTGCCGCCCTAACGCCAGCAGAAGAGGGGGTAACCACCCCAATAGGCTGATTAAAGTTTCCTCTTGATATATACTTTTTAATCTCAGCCATTGAAATTATCCTATATCAGAATCAGAAGAAGGTGGAGTTATTTGAGAATATCTATAGATACCAGTACCTATTGTACCAAATGCACTCACTATGCCCTGTTGAGCCGCCATAGAGCCACTAAACCTAGCATCAGCCGCCGCAAACCTCATGCGTTGTTGCGCTGAAAGACTTTGCAATCTAGCGCGTCTCATATCTTCATCACTTTCTTTTACGCTAGCTTTTTGTATAGCTTGGAATGATCTATCAGAAGCCGCACGATTGTTGAATGCTCTTGCAACATTTGCGGCAGATTGAAAAGCATTTAAGCTTTGCACACGTTTATTATGTTCCTGCAATGCCTTCAGCTTTTCCATCTTTGCATTTTGTTCATATTGTTGAGCAATAGCCGCCTGTCTTCTTTTCTCAGCTTGCCCAGCTTGAATAGAACCCATTGCACTTACAGCAGACCCAAACAACTGTAAACCTGCCGCCGATGAACCACCTGCCGCACCTGCGGCTATTACTCCTTGAAGACACATTAGAATGCTACCTCTGCTACTATACCATTAATTTGCAAATCCAACGGTGCGATCTGTGAAATCGTAACTCTTGGGTCTTTGCTATATCCTAAAACTCTAAACTCTTTTTTACCAGAAACTGCAACCCTTGGCAAAGATGGATCAAATGTTACATCTCTTACAATAAGGTTAGTGCCATTAACAGAAACACTAAGCGTAGATTCAAGGTCTAAAGTTATAAGAGTTATCTTTCTTGGTCTGCCAGTTAAAGGACCGCCAGCTACTGCCGCATCAAGTGGAAGCGTCTTTAACTCTGGAATATATTTGTATCCTATCTGCGCTGATGTAGATGCTTTTACTGCGCTTACATCAACCTCTCCACCAGAAACAGTAAATTCACCAAGATATTCTGTGCCATCAACAACATCAACAACAGCCCCATTTGCAAAATGACTGCTAACATCGAATACACCACTGCTTCCACTAAACTCATCTGAAAAATCTAACACCAAGTTTTGATCAAATTGTTCAAGAAATAACTTATTTGTTCCTGTTCCATCATCTCTTACTGTAACACAGAACAAATCTTCATCAACTGAACATATGCTATGGAAGTTACCTTCTGTTTCCCAATTCATCCAACCAGCTTTATTCTCATTTCTTACCTGATAATACACACCAAGCTTGCCATTGCTCATAAGAAAAAAGGCATAAGCCCCTGGGCGATTTAACGAACCCTTAACAGTAGCTAACTGTAATGGGGCATCCACTAAATGACTTGAAAGCAATGATATCATATTGCCAATATATGCACCTTCAGCATCTGAATATACATAATCTCTTACGGCAGTGCCTGTTGCTTGAACAAACAAAGTAGAACCATCAAGTGATTGTGGTCTTACATAACCTGTACCATAAGGTGTCTGGGCAGATATTTTTGCATTACTTGGTGTAATTGCATTATCAGCAAATGATGGAATATAAAACTCTTGCTCAGATGCAAACACTTGTAGATCACGATTAGACACTAGATGGCGTATAGTGTTGTTAACACCAATGTTTGAATCAAGGTCTAATGCATCATCATCATCAGCATCGCCTATATCAAAGTTAAAATAAAAGCTTGTCTTTGACCCCCAGATGCCGTCAGGCTGGCTTTGAGTGCCTCCAAACCATAATCTATCTTCATGGAACGTAATAGCCGCTGGGAAGCCTCTGAGGGGCGAATATGATTGCTCAAACCAATTAGTTGTAGCGGCAGAAGATTCTACCGTAGGAGAACCCCCACCATCAACAGTAGAACTAGCACTATGACCACAATCGTAATCATAGCGGTTTTCATCAATAACTCTTCTTATGGTAAATGTGCCATTGACATTACTTGCTGAAATCCCACCTAATCCTGCCGCATTATCAATCGTAATAGATGCACCAGCAGATAAGCCATGAAGTGGGTGCGTAACTTCTATTATATTTGTACCATTCTTTGTTCTTAAAGCATCAATACCTAATTGCGTTCTTAGTGTTCCTTTGATTGTTGCTGTAACTGTAGTTGCATTAGTAAAGCCAGTTATTAATGCTTCAGTTTCATCAATTAATATTCGGGTTCCAACATGATCACTTTCAAAATAATTTGCGCTTGACGTTAAAGTAACACCAGTGCCTGATGTTGCACTAGCAGATATAGTAACACCATTAGGTTGAAAGTTATAATATGGTTGATAAATTCTATTACCATCTAATGATTCATCAAAAGAAAAAACCCTTACTTCAAAGCTAGTCAACCCTGTGCGCACCAACATTCTGCAAAGAAAGTCTTGATGAGCCAAGAACATAAAATCGCCACGTTGTGCATAAGTAAATTGATTTAGATTTGTGTTGTCAATAGGAATAGCGTTTGCATCAACATCAGCAGTAAGTGTTGCAACTTTAGTAATAGAGCCAGATAAAGGAATCCTAAATATTTCTATCTGTCCATCAGAAAAAGCAACAATATATTTTTCATCTTCTGAAAAGATAAATGGTTCAATTCTTATCTGTTGTGTAAGGCTATCATCATAAGATTGAGAAAAGCTATCAATAAGGCGTGTAGCTGGTCGCCTAATAACACCGCCTTCTGCTCTAACAAAAAAGTTTTTAACACTCTCACCAGAGCGAGTGTACACATTTGAATCTGTTCTTGATCTTAAAGAGGGACTAACTTCTCCAAAAGAAAAGTCATTCAAAGGAATTTTTATTCTAGCCATTAGCTTCTCCTTTCGGAGATAAACCTCGAAGTAACAAGCTTTCTTGTTGTCTGCTGTTGCGAATCAAGCGTCTTAGCTTGTTGCATAAGCTGTTGTGCTTTTCTCTCCATTACAAGAGAAAGTTGTTCATCTCTGGCTATTCCTACAGCAAAAGAACTTGCTAATGCATATTGTACAGCAAGCGTAAAGTAGCTAGGAAAGTCAACTTCTTCAGCGCGAAACGTAAAATCCAGAACAACTTGATCTGCGTCATTAGTATCTGCATAAAGTTTATCGCCATATATTCTATATTCAATCAACAAATCATTTACTGTTGCCGCATGTGGCATAAGAAATCCAGAGGGCAATTGATAAGCACTATCAAAGCGACCAGTTGGATCATCAGATAATTTATTAAGCACAGATTGATTTGTTGCAAAACGCCACCTTGAAGAACAAAGAGCGGTGCGTACAGTGTCTTCATACAAGTTTGAGGCCACAAGAGCCTCAGTGCTATCACTCTCAAATGAAGTGATAGGGTCTGCGCCTATTAAAATTAAAGCGCGTGATGATATATCAATACCAGAATTAGATGCTGTAGATGGCATATAAGTAAGGGGAGGGTTTCCCCTCCCCCCCTTTTGTTAGTCAGTGTCAGTAACTGTGATTGCAGTGCCATCAGCAATATCTACCGTACTTCCATCATTAGAAAGCACAACAGAAACGCCAAGTGTTGGTGCATTGTTATCATAAACAAAAACAACATCACCAACATTCATCATGCCAGCCGCATTATTAAAGTAACCTGATGCACGAACAACACTTAATGCGTCTACAGAGGAATAGAACCACATATTGTAGCCGCCACCAGAAGCCATATTAGTCAGGCCAGAAGCAGAATAAGCCATTTATTCCTCCTTATGTGTTGTTATCCAAGACTTCATAGACACCATTGTCATCAATGACAACAGCACCCATGGACATCATGGAAGTTGCAAGGTGTGACGCTTTTTGCGGCACATAATTAATCTCAGTTGAAACGTCAGAGTTTATGCCAAGACCAACAGCAGTTGTGTGGTAAGCCATATTCTTACCAGCAGTAACGGCTGAAGTTGAGAAAATCTTGAAGCCAAGGAACTCTTTCATTGTCATGCCGCCAGCATATGGCAGATTTTGTTCACCAACAAAGTCGCTTGAAGCAAACTCAGTAATTGCAAACAGATCAGCATATCCTTTTGGATTCATGGCAATATAACGTCCACCGTCTTCTGGAATGTCTGCCGCACCAAAGGTTTCAAATACAGATAGAAGGTCTGCTTTTTCAAGTGCAGAGCTAGTATCATGAATTTGAGTTGCGTTTGCGCCAGCATCCATAGCAGTAATCAACAACTCATCAGTCTTACGACCAAGAGCGGCGGCGGCTGACATAGCAACAGCTTGACGCTCATCAATGTTGGTCTTCAACTCATCGAGTTTGTCGATGTATTCTGCGGCGTAGAAGTCAGACATTGTTGCTTCTACATTAGTGTGGACTAGCTCCATGCTAGTAATGTCGCCATTACGCGACTTGGTTGAAGCAGAACCAGCACCGATTTTTTGGAAACGTACAATGTTTCCGCGCACATTGCCTACAGTACGCACGGTGTTGCGAAGTTTCGAACCCATGCGTTGGTAAGCCATGTGTACTTCAGTCTCGAACTGCTTAATAAAGGCTTGGTCAATAGTATTAGCCATTTTAAGCTCCTAAAAAGAAAGTTACACTACAAAGCACAGTTGTCCGTTTCGCTCTTCAACCAGTTATCCCTATGGGGCTGTCCGTTAGAAACAGGCTGTATACTACTGGAATCTCACGGTAATTGAATCTGTGCAACGCACAAAACGTAAACAAGAGAACCCATTTACTATTGTAGGCTCTTCAGCAAACATAAATCCTAAAGAATGCAACCATCTTATTGTATGTTCATGATCTAATGGAACTACATTTTCAATAGTGTCATACATAGTAATCATGTACTTAACTACATCTCTTGATAAACGAACAAATTTAAAACGTATATCATCAATAACAGAAGACCCAAGCATCCAAACAATGCCGCAATTTATATCTTCGTGATACATTATAGGCGTTAAGCCAAACATGCAAAATGGCTCATCCTTATATAAGCCAGTCCATGTAACTGAAGTGTCGTCACCTAAAGGCTCATGCAACGCCCTCCATGGCGTAAAGCCATGAATCATGCACTCTCTAATATCTGTAGGGCGAAGACGGTGTTGTAAATACGAAGCATGTTCGCTTGTTGCTTTTACAATTTTTATATCACCGTCTTCATGGAATGCATTAACGGTAGAGTTTGGAAAAACCTTCTTGTACTTTTTGGACATAAGCCGCATCTCTCTTTGCTGGATTCCAATATCTGTCATCCATCATCATTGAGCGTAAATCTTTTTCAGATGTTTGTGCTAAAGGTTGTGAATCATCACTAGGAGAAGATGAACCCATTTGTTGCATAATATATTCTAATGCTTGGATGCCTTCTGCTGTTTGTCCAATTTGCAAAACAGCTTCTTTGTAATTTTCTGGGAAAAATTTATTTGCCCATAAATCAACAGCTTCAATTCTTGCTTGAGCATTGTCGCCTAACTTTGCGCGTTCTGCATCAAGGTCTGGCTGTTGTGCTTGCAAAATTTCAGCATATTTCTGGATGCCAGCCTCAAACTCTTCTTGTGAATATGCATTCTCATAAGCATGTTCAGCCCACCAGTTAAACAACTCATTGTCTGTTGCAAGTTCTGGATCAATCATTTCTGGAATCTGATAATCGCCAGCACTAGCTGGTCTGTTTTCAAGTGCGGCGGCTTCAAATTCTTCTATTAACTTTGATCTTAATGCATCTTCACCTTGCCCCATACGTTGCTCTAAAGATGCATATGAGTTAGCCAACTCTTCTGGTGATTTAAATTTTTCTGGCAACCACTCTGGACGCTCAGATGCAACTTCTTCAGCTTGTGTTTCTACTGGTTGACTTTCATTTTCCATTTGATCTTACCTTTTCTCCGTGAACAATACGTCTTTCAATTAAGCCGACTAGATAACGCTGACCCTCTAAATGACGCAATGCATCATTTGAAACGCCAGCACCATTGACAGCTTCAATTGTTATGGAACGTAAATATTTTAAGATTGCTTCGCCTGTTGGCGTTCTGAACAATGTTGTAAAGTTTTGAGAGATTTTATCTTCTTCAGATTTTGGCCTCTCAAAACCATCAAGACCCAAGTGCCGTGACATCTGGCATTTCACCTGTTTGTTGCGCCTGTTGTAACTGTTGCGCCATCTGGATCATTTGCTGTCTTTCAAAAGAATCTCTTACCAAGTTATCAGGAACACCAAACTTCTTAGCAAGATAAACAGCAACCTCTTCTGAACTAATTAATAAATTTAAAGTGGCAGGTCCAAATGTATTTGCAACTAATCCAATAAACCTTGAAACAGAAGCGATATCTTGATTAGCTTGTGCTTGTGCTAACGGAGATACAGACTTAACCTTTACTTCTCTTCCATTGATTGTTGGAATCTCGATTCTACCTTGTTTTTTAAGAATGTAAACTACTCTTTGTAAAATTGGTTGCACCATCTCAGCTTGCAGTCTTCCAAACGCAGAACCTATACGTCTTGAAAGATCAGCCATTCTTTCTGCAACTTCAGTAGCAGAAGCTGGCGTTCTGTTTGGATCACCTAACATGTCATTGTAGAGTGCGCGTTTAATATTATTCCGCATGTCGCCAAGAATAAGATTAGCAACATTAAAATCGCCAGCCGCTCTTATTGGCTGTAATCCAGCAGAACCCACAGCTTTCGGTATAATAGTGCCAGGGACAAGGTTGATAGTATCTGTATTAATAACACCATCGTCATCCATCTGATATACACCAGATATAGACATTTGTGCATTCTCAAGAATTAATTCAATAGTAAGGTTTGTTGTCTTGATTGCGCTTAATGCGTTAACAAGAGGACCTCTTCCATAAATCTCACCAGCCGCTTTTGACCAACGGAAACAAATATAAGGGTTTGAACCAACACCTTTAAACTGCTCAAAGAAAATGATATCTTTATTATCAGCATCAACAACAAAGAAATCATGCCTATCTTCATTTAGATTTTCGTAATTTTTACAAACTATCTCAATCAATCTTACCTTTGATTCTGGAGCAGTTTGCATCATGCGCATCAATCTTTCCGAAAGAGTTGCCTTTGGATACGCAATAAGAATCTCCGAAACCTTGAGGCTACGTTCTCTATATACATGGTCAATTTTGTCATCGACACCAGTATCCAACACGACAGACGGAAGCGGTATCGCGTTAAAACGAATCGGCTGTACCGCATCACCCTCTTGAGCAAGTAAGACACCTGTTCCAACAGCCAAGTCCATAAAGCTTTCATGCACCTCTTGACCGAAGTTAGAATTTTGCAGAACTTCAAATACATATTCTGTTACCTCATCTAACTGATTGTTTACTTCATCAGATTGATCTTGTGGAATTTCAGAACCAGCAACGAAATCTGCCCATCTAGCGAAGTTGGGAACAAGTCCTGACTGCAATCTAGAAGCAAATTCTTGAACGCCAACAACAGCAGTTTCATCAAAGATGCGATCATCTCTGCGTTGCCCAGGGGTTTCAGAATAAAAACTTTGCCGCATTGGTAATGCATATTCATAACATTCATCAAATAACGGCTCAAACAATGCACGTTGAGATTTGGCTCGATCATACATTGAAAGAAGTTGTTGTGCAGTTTTATGCATTAAAGTGTCTCATCAATATAGCCAATGCCGCCTTTTGTCCCTGTAAGCAATGACATGCCTCCAGCACCCTTCTTCTTCTTAGCAACAGTTTCTTCAAGAGCCTTTGCCTTTGCCTCTTCTTTCTTTTCCTGTTCCATTTGCTGTTGATTTTCTCTTTCAATCTCAACATTAGGATCAACCGCAGGGGTTTTAGGACGACCACCAAATATACACATAGCTATTCTCCTTTGTACTACAACTACAGAATGCATTTATGCATATCAACGCACAAATCACATCCTTGACCACAATCCTTGCCTACGCTTCTTTGGTTGACGAGTAAAGACATCAAAACTTCTGCTTGCTTGAAATGGTTGAGGTGTTGCCGCCTGATTACTTAATATGGCTCTACCTTCTCCACTACCAAGCATTAGATATTGTAAAGCATCATGTATGTGGGAAAAATGATTCTTTTCTGGTTTATCATCATAACGCTCACCAGAAACTTGCATTCTTCTATACTGATATCCACCTTCAAAGCCTTTAATAATTGTTTTGCATCTAGGATCAATTAAGAAGCCAGAATGCCCATCAACCATTCTACCTAGCGGTGCAGATACAGATTCGAGACGTAAAGAAACATCGTTAGATGGCGCAGGGCGAGCATTCAACCCAGCACCTCTAAGAATCTGAAATGGTGTTGATTCATCTGTTTGCGCACGAAAATCACCAGCAGGATCGCCAAAAATTATTACTTCATTGGTTGGATAACGTGTTGCTAACTCTTGCCTCAGAAGTTCACTAAACTTGACTATGCCCATATCAAAGGCAACCAACTCTTGCAGTATTAGCCAACGCCCTCTTACTTTCTGTCCGATAACGCCAGCAGGGGTTAGCCCGAAATCAAGCCCGACATAAATTGGCACGGTTGCCGCTATAGGTATTTCTTCTTTTGCCACATGCACATCAGTTGCAAACATAGGATAAACAGGTTTACCATCCTTTATACTGCCAAGGCGGTTCATCACATACACGTCTATCCAACTCTTGGTCTTCCCCATTACAATGTTCTTGTAATAGTCTGATCTCATATTGTTTGCGTTTTCTGCGTTCTCGTTTCGAGAATATTCTGTGACGTTCCCTTCTTCGTCCTTTACTTCCACCATCCCTGCGGCTTGAGTGTAGAAGCTCCAGTTGTCTGGTTTTACGAGCATTCGCGCTTCTTCTTTTGATATGTGGTCTGGAATTGGAACTTCGCCTGACATTATAGGCCACCAATGATCCTCCTCTGGTGCATTAGTATCAGCAATTACACCTGTCCAAGTGCAACCACCATCTTTCATTGAAGGGAAACGACCAACACGCATAGTACACGCATCAATAATACTCTTTGGAATCTCTCTTGCCTCATTAATCCAGATGCCAGTAAGTTCTAAAGACAGCAATTTTTTTACGTCTTCTGGTCTATCTAACGCAAGAAAGATAACTTCAAGATCAATATCAGCTTGTTTAATGTGGTGGGTATATGGAACAGACCAAAGAAACTTGCCCCATGTTTCCTCTGGAAACCAATCTAGCCATGTCTTGATTGTAGTGGTTCTAAGCTGTGGGTTTGTGTTTCTGATAACAGCCCAGCGTGATTTACGAATACCTTCAGCATTCTTTTTTTGTTGCAACGCTCTGCGAAAAACTTCTACACAACAACAAACAGATTTACCAGAACCTACAGGTCCTCGTAAGCCACGAAAGAATGTATCATCTTTCATAAATGCCTTAAGAACTGCACCATCTGGTTTGTATTTAAAGTTGGTCAACCTTGTGATCCTTGCCAAACTTAATCATGCGTTCAATGACTTCTGGTCCTATAACCGCAATCACTTTATCAGCTTCTCTGTCTGTGCAAAACTCTTCTGGGTGGTGAATAAGGTGGACTTTCTTCACTATTGTGCGAAGCATATCTCGCTCTTGTTGATTCAGTGTATGTAGGAAACTCATCTGTACTTCTTTGTCTTATCAGCTATAGATTTGGGTTGCTTTGAAAATTGCTTACCCTTTTTTATAGCCTTTCTTTTTGCGGCTGTCGATGCCGCATATTCAGAAGAAGACAAAGCTTTGATAGCGGCTTCTGGCAAATAACGCTCACCAGTAGCCTTAGAACCTTGCGTTGAAGGCTTGCCGCTCTTGGTGCGCCATTTCTGCTTTGTCCAAGAGCGAAGAGATTTCTGTGAAGGTGCAAGTGCCATTAATCATAATCCACAGACATAAGATAGTCTAGGTAATATTGTGAAATTAACCCAGCTTCTCTTTTACTAAAACCAGTCTTGTCTTTACCAAGTTCTTTAAGATCAATGCCTTTACGTTCCCTTAAGAATTTAAAAAAATTTTGGTCTACTTGACCAACTTGTTTTAATAAAGAATTTTTCTTTGGAACTTTTGGTGCTTTTTTCATGAGGTATAGCCTCCACCTTTTGCTTTGTAAGCTTTAGCCAGCATCTGCGCCTTACGAGCAGACCATTGACCAGACTTGCCGCCTTTGTTTCCAGCTTTGATTCTTTCAAATAAAGCTTTGCGCATTTTAGGTTTGGTATAATTACCAGCTTCGTTTACAGGCATTACTTTTTCATCTTTGCTTTAACAATTTTTTTCTGCAACTCTTTTGGCAATGTCTTCTGCTTACCAGTAAGCATTGACTTCTTTGCTGGACGACCTACCTTTGAACCATAAGTTCCTTTACCCATCGGCATGACTACTTTCCTTTCTTTGCTTCCTTCTGTTTTTGATATCTAGCCAAAAGCCTTCTGCCTTTAGCTACTGCACTTGCTTTGTCGCCATTATGACCCCAAGCCACAAGAGACAATTTCAATCTGGTTGGTCTTCCCTTTTCATCTTTGAGAGGACCTTTAGCAGAACCCATTCTAACAAGAAAGCTACCCTTGCGGCGCAACTTCTCTGGCGTATCTGCCGCTCCCTTAACTGGTGCTTTCAGATTGCCCTTCTTACCAGACTTAGTTCTGTAAGATGCACGACCCTTTTCATTCAAGCCGCCTTTAGGATTCTGCCCTGCTTTACGTTGCCATGCTGGTGTCTTTGCCATTATAATCTCCTAGGTGGAACTGGCACTGACATAGGTGTTGTTTCTGGTTTTTGTGGTGGCAATGGAGTTGACCCAGTTTCTTCTTGCGCTTCAGCAGTCTGAAACAGGGAAGCCGATATAGCATCCCATAAAGATTTGCGCCTAACAGTCATAGGACCTTCAAGATTAAATGTTCCAGAGGCAACATCAAACTCAGGCTCAAATGTATTTGCAACAATCTTTGGCTCATTAGGTATAGCTATCCTAACTCTTATGTTGTCCTTCTTGTCTTCAGACATTAATCTTTCACCAAAATATCTTGCCATAAAATATGGGCTATAAGTTTGCGCTTGTTTACTAACAGCTTGCGCAAAAGTATCTACTTCGCCAGAACGAGCAAAGTCATAGATGTCATGCACAACATATTGCCCATTTTCTTTTGAGAACGTAAAAGAGCCAAGCGCAAGCTTCAACTGTCTAGCAATGGTTTGTTCAGCTTCAGCAAGCTCAGAAGTGGAAAGAGATTCATCATTAAGCTTGAATAATTTGTTGTAGTCTTTGTAGGTAACAACTCTGCTAACCTCACCATCTTTAAGATCAGGAAACAGTGTTTGCCCCATCATGCGTAACGCTTCTAATGTTTCGCCATTAACATCGTCTTCTGTAATCTTAAGTTTTCCACCACCCATAAATGATGGCAACATAGAATTAAATATGCCGCGAGTATAAAAATTTACATGCTCTGGAATTAAGTTGCCAACGCCTCGCGTAGCTTGCTCAATATCACTTAATGAATAATACTGCTTTTGAGCCATAAACCCTGCCGCCTAAAAAATTTTTGCAATGTTGCAATATGTCCTTTTCCTAGAACAAACATCAACGCACAAATCTTGCATGTATCCATAAGCAGAAAAATAACAGAATCAATATAGGTTGCAAAAACACAAACAGAATTAAGTTCCACGCCTCATAAGATATGCCTGTCATAGTTTCTAACCAAACTATGGCATCAACGCATAACCAAAAGAACCAATCAATATACTCAGTCATTGCATATATGCTATCGAACCTTTGTGGCAATAATGTGAGTGAGGGTCGGGGTCGAGGGGTGTCAGTGCAAGTTTTTGACCCCCCACTAGACTGGACGATATGGTCGCTGGCAGAAAATTGCCAGCACCCATGTCAATCCGATTGGGCATAGCCCATAGCTGATTGACTAGCAATGTCTTGCCCATTCGGGCAAGCCCTTATGAGAGGTCTATGTTGACAGAG